TCATATGCGCCGCGTAGAAGAAAGCGCCGATCCAGAGTCGAGGATTGTGGCGGTAAGAGGTAAACATGGAAAGGAAGATGATGGCGATGACTCAGAAAAACAACAGAGTGGCGATTGAGGCGCATGCTCAGCGTATTGTAGATGTGGTGGTCCGCAAAGCCGAGCCTGCACCTGAGCCGCCAAAGCCTGTCTATGAGTACTCGCCCGGTCGTCCGATGAAGTTTCAGGATATCGACGAACTGCGCGCCATGATACTCGAGTACTTTAAGGATGCAGCGCCCCACTGGGAAGAACAAACTGAGTATATTGACCGCCGCGACCCTAAATCTGGAAAGATTGTCATTGAAGACGGAAGGGTCGTCCAGGACAAGGTGATCCGCAAAGTTAAAACCAAACAGAAACCACTCACCGTTACTGGTTTAGCTGTTGCACTAGGCACATCACGCGATGTGTTATTAGACTATGAGACCACATATTCAGAGAAATATCCAGAATTTTCCAACACGATAAAAGAAGCGAAAGAACAGATTAAAGCCTACGCGGAGGAGTCTCTATTTGGCACTAATACCGCTGGCGTAATATTCAGCCTGAAGAATAACTGGGGCTTCAAAGACAAATATGAGACCGAGAACACTAACCGTGAGGTTAAGTTCATTAACACTGTTCCGAGGACACCAAAATCATGACAGAGATAGTCAAAGTGCCGGATTACACTGCTTCGCCTCGTCAGACATTGTTTCATACATCGACAGCTTTTGAGCGATTCTACGGTGGTGCTGCCGGCGGAGGAAAGACTGCCGCACTAGTTGCTGAAGCAGTAACACGTTGCCTTGAGTACGATCACTACGCAGCGTATCTATTTCGGCGAACGTACGAGGATACGAAAAAGACCCTCATGCGAGAAATAGATAAACAGTGCCGTGCATATATCAAGGACGGCAACATGATATTTAGGTCGCAAGAAAAGGGCTACTACTTCACCGCCACTGAATCGTGGATTTACTTGTGCTACTACAACCATGAAGATGATTTTAATCACTATCAGGGTTCAGAGATACACATGCTGGGTATCGACGAGTTAACTCAGTTCTACGAAAGCTGGTACGACAACCTCGTTGGGCGCGTTCGTTCTGACGATCCAGACAAACCGCTTACCGTCTTCGCAGCTGGCAACCCAGGTGGCGTCGGGCATGGCTGGGTTAAGACTCGATTTATCGATGCCGCACCACCTGAGCAGATAATTTATGACAAGCGTCCGTACGTCAAGCGAGACGGCTCAATTGACTACATCGAGACAACGCGTATGTTTATCCCTGCCACTCTAGAAGACCACCCGAGCGCGTCATTCAGACAGTCATACATGCGTAGCCTACTGACAATGGCAGACCCAAAGAAGCGCGAAGCATATCTGTATGGCAACTGGGATCTGTTTGCTGGTCAGGCGTTTAGCGAGTGGCGGCGACATCTACACGTCGTCGAGCCGTTTAACATACCAGACCACTGGCCGAGATGGATGGCATATGACTATGGACGAGGTACGTATGCGGGTGCTGTTTGGCTAGCACGTGACCCAATTAGTCAACGGATATATCTTTACCGCGAATATTATGTTAGCGGCAAAGGTCCAAGGATCCAGGCACGCGAGATGAAGCAGCTTGAGCAATCTAACGAGCAGCTGCCTGTTAGGCTAGCCGACCCGTCGCTATGGAAGCATATCGCTAATGCTGACGACGGAAAAACTATCGCTGATCGATTTACCGAAGAAGGCATCAACTTCACGCCCGCCAATAACGACCGGCTTCAAGGAGTCACTGCTGTTCACGAAGCGTTGTCTCTAGCGCCAGACGGATTGCCATACCTGCAGGTATTCAGTAACTGTGTTCATTTTATCCGCACCCTACCGAGCCTCGTGGTTGACACTAAACGACCCGAGGATGTTGATACAACTGGTGAAGACCATCTCTACGATGCACTGCGCTATGGGCTTGTCAATGAGCGTAAGGCGACAGTTGAGGATTCTATGCCTCAGTCTGATCCGGGACTGTTCAGCGATGGAGGGTATTATGGGTAGTTTACCGATAAAAAATTAAAGGAGGGTATATTTTGGAAAGCTTAGATTTACCACAATACATCATTAACCTAGAACGAGCCGCACGCGATACGCCGTTTGGTGAAGTTGGCCCGTTCTATCTCATGAGACACAAAGGCGAGACCGTGGGTATACGCGGGCAAACGTCGGAGATTATCCGATTCAAAACTACGGCAGAAGCAGTTATATACCTAGTGGATTACATCAAGACCCTGCCGACCGACAAGTCTGGAGATATTGTTTTTGCCGTTAAATTTACTAACGGTAGAGTCAAACAGATTACCACAACATCAGACATCACAACGATAATCGAGGATAAAGCAGATGACGACAGATAAAGCTAAAGCACTGTGTAAGAACTGTAGTAGCACAAGACACTATCAGACGTTCTGTCCATTCAAAAAACGACAGAAAATATCGCAGTGCGGCAAACACGCAAAAGCGTGGGCAGCGTTCCGAGATAAGGTTGCGAAGTCATACCTCGACATGAAATTTGGGCATGTGTGTGCAGTCGCCGGATGTACCGAGACTAAAAACCTAGACGTTGATCACATCAAGGGGCGCGGCTCTCACCCACACCTGCGCTATGACGTCAATAACTTGCAATACTTATGTCGTAATCATCATCGACTAAAAACGGATGGCAAGCTATGACAAAAAAGGCTTTACGAAAGAAGCAACGCCGAAAGCGTAAACAGCGAGCGATAACTAACGAAATAAAGGGAGGTAAAAATGACTAAAGAAACAGAATTGCCAGACATATTTCTCTGGGCAAACAAAACGGACGGACGTAAGGATAAATTAGACATTGAGCTATTTGCAATCACCAAATCGTCTGAAATATTTCGCATTGACCATAACGAGGCAATCAATCATCGGCTGTTCGCGCTGTTTTTGTACGACATCATTAGTGGAGTGCAAGTTGACAGTGTCACCGGCGTAAGGGTTGTCGATTATGCGGCATCTGAGTGCTGTCAGAATACCCTACCCGCCATCAAGGTAAATGACGTACCGGTTGCTGAAACGATCATGGAATATCTGGAGTATACAAATGACATCGACCTACTCGACTTGAATCAAATCGAGGCAAAGAAGCTACTAGCGATTTGCGCACGATTCACCGACAAGGAGACGAACGAAAGCTTTTACATTTTTAAGCACATTCGCCCAGCTAGCGTATTAGTCGGCGGCACTGTCTCCTACGCCATTTCAACCGGACGTATGGAAGAGCTGCCGTCAGAGTGTGCATTAAAGATAGATCCGTCGAATCAAGTTTTAGTGTTTGAAGATACGATGTTTGTGTTCAATAAGTCCAAGTTTGAATCGATGTTTCAACACGACCCAGTGTCAGTCGCTGAAGCTTGCAAGAATGGCAAAATACTTGACGAGAGGCTGTCTATCGCTACGCCGACGGTTGGTCAAGGCATTGAGTTTCTCTGTAAAGACAACCGCACGCTAGTTAAACGGCTCGCTAAGCTTGACCCCGTCAATATGACCCGCGATGTTGTCGAGGAGATAATTCGCGATTACAACGTAGATCTGATGACCGACGCCACCAACGACAAACTCATCATCATGAACGCTAACGATGCTAAGAAACTGCTAGATATTGTCGAGGATAACTTCGTTCGCGGCACCAACGGCACTGCTTATATCGCTAAAAATAAGAAAGAACTTGAGCCGAAGGAGGATAAATAATGTTCTGGATTATGACAATCGTGGTGTTCGTCGCATTCATCGTCGTATATGGTGCTTTGGTTTATGATGACGGCGATGGTGGCGTTATGGCTTACGCAAGACAAACACTTGAGAAATTCCCAAATATCCTTGCCGACTGGTTTGAGAAAGTCGAAGAGCCGACGAACAGTATTCATTGGAAGCCGAAGTTTGGCGAAGACTATTGTTTCGTAGACGATTTTGCACGCATTACTCGAGCGCGTTGGTCCGACACTCATGTTGATGAGCAGCGCTACAAGCTCGGCATAATAAGGCACACCGAAGCCGAAGCCGAGAAAGCTCTCGAACGTCAAATGGCTATCGCCACGCTTATGCGCGATTCAAACTTTGAGCCGGATTGGAGCAATAACGATCAGAATAAGTGGACGGTTTATTACAACCATAATGATAAAGAGTTGTTGGTTGAAGCGACTGCCTTTCTGCAATATCCTTCAGCTATTTACTTCGACACATATGACAGCATTAAAAAATCCATCAAAAATCATAAGAAAGAATGGCTAATCTACCTTGGCGTGGAGGATAACTAAGTGAAGGATTCAAATTCACAAGAATTGTTTACTATTCACAGTGTACTGCTGGAGAGTTCTCGAGTAGTTCTGGAGCGTCGTCTTGGCAAGTATATGCTGCGAAACATGGAGTTGCGAGAACGCCGTGATATCGTTGACGATTTAGTAATTACCCTCTCTTCTGAAGTGTTGTCTACCAAGTTATGCGAGGATTCGTACGAAGTATCAGATGTTCAAACATACCACTTCCCGAAAGGCCCGTGGCAACATTTCAAGCACAACTATATGCCTATGTGGTTTTGCGATATATTCCCCATAAAATACTCTGTAAAACGAATATATTTTCATAAAACTATTAAAATCACTCGTCGAGAGACTTATCCAATGTGCAACATGGACGTAAGGAATAACCCGAGGCTCAGAGTTCAGCTAGGTACGCCGGTTATTAAAGACGAGGTAAAAATTAGCTAATAGAAAGGACACGATATGAAAGGTGAAGTAATTGTATATATAGAAGGAACGGAGGATAGTTATAAGTTATACAGCAAAGGCATAGAATCGGCTTGCAGCCTGTATTACGGCTTAGAAGAACGTCCGATTTATATTGACCGTCCCGATGGTTTAGCTAAAGTTGTTGTTGAAAAATTAGATGTGTTAATAGAAGCTATACTCGACACTCATAAGCTTAGAGAGGAGAGGCTTGAATCTTTCTACGAAAACACACGAGTAAAGGAATGGCGGGACGCGAGAGACCGACGAGTTCTATTGGGTGCGCTTATAAATAGAAACTACGAAGGTGACAGAATAGCCGGTTTGATTGGCTGGCTAGAATCCAGAAGGGCTATCAGTTGGAACGACAGAGATGCTAGAGTCGTGCCCTATAAATTAAACGATAATTTGATACTAATCTTTTCTTAGGAGACTCAATAATGGAACGTAAAATATTCATGACAATCTGTATTATAGGTGCGGTACTCGCCTCAACTTCAATGGCATTTACTACTATTGCCAAGCAATACACTGGTTCAATATTCTATCTAATACTATTTTTTATCAACGTATTTGGATTTTATACCGCGAAGAATGAAGCAGGATCTAGTAAAGCAACAATACTTAAAAAGCATTTTGATGATGCTCATTGCATGCTCGAGATACAGAGATGCTGCCTAGATGATGAGTATATGAAAGGCATGTACAACGGCATGGAATTAGTACTAGCCACTATTGAAGACCGCGAACCTATTTGGGCTAGTGAACTTGATATATATCAAAAAGAGGAGGAAATCTAAATGAAAATTATAGCAGAAAATCCAGCTGAAGAAGCCCTACTGTGGCGCATTAAAGCCTTGAGTGACGAGCTGGTCAATCAAGATAATCGATCCACTAGTATGCCAGTGTGGACGATCCTAGATAATAATAAAGCTGGCAAAGACTATGGCGCAGTTATGTACTTTACTGGCAAAGCTGCCGAGCAGCATATCGAGAAAAACAATCATCATTACAATAATCCAACGACATGTGTTCGTAGCGCTCACGACAACCGAGAGCTGAAAGATGTTATTCACCTACTCATTCTAGCTGGCGGCAATGAAATACCAAGTAATCATTATGGGTTTTTGAGAAATGCGTGAGATAAAATTTAGGGCTTGGGATAAACAATGCCGTTTATATCTGACGCTAGCTGGTGCAGACTGGGGAGGTATAAAAGATAGAGGTACTTTTTGAATTAACAAACCTAGAAATCGCCGGTAATATTCACGAAAATCCTGAACTAGTGGAGGAGAAGTAGATATGGAGAGCAAAATTAATGGCAGAAAATATCAAGAAGACTAAGGGGTTTGTTGAAACGCCTCAGCAAATCGTTTGGATAATGTCTCAGTGGATAAGTCTAAGTAAGTCTGAGACTATAGCGGATTTCACAGCTGGCAGAGGAGCTCTTCTGTCACCGTATGCAAAAGAAAATTGCTATGGTATTGAGCTAGACGTAGGCAATCACGCGGCTCTCATACATCAAGGATACGCAAATATTTTGCTTGGAGATTTTTTTGATCAAATTAACGAGTTTGATGATGATTCAATCGATGCTCTTGTTATGAATCCTCCATACGGCAGGCTTGGTAAAGGTGAGACGTCAATGAGGATGTTGGAGCTGAGCCTTGATAAAATAAAGCCAGATGGAAGAGTCGCAATTATTTGCGCTCAAAACGATTTTGTGCGTTTCAAAGAGGCGGATGTCGTGTTTAGCAAAATGACAGTAGACATAGCTTATAAGCTTGGGGATGATCTATTTAAGCCGTTCGCAAGCGTCCCTACAGTGCTTGTCCTCGGCAGGAAGTCCGTGCCATATGATGACCATAAAATCTGTGTAGTTGATATTCCAAATCAACGTATCCAAATTAACACTCGGGCAAAACATCCTGAGCCTAGGCTAAATGTTAAAGAAGCAGAAGAAAAACAGGTGCTGCAAAGTAATTTTCGTGAAAATATCACAGGGCTGTTCGCGCCACCATCACGCCCTCCAACGCTAAGCGATTTCAAAAAAACAGTCATCGATTATATGGCCTGGGAATACAGAATTCCCCGCGAAGCTCTGGAAAATCCGAAGGAGTTTTGGGGCGGTTTTCATCGTATGGTTGAGGATTATCAGTTAGCACATAGTAATTGTAATTTGAGTAAAGGTAATAAGAAAGGTATAGATAATGAGCGAAACTGTAGGCTATAAAGGAAAACTGACGCTTTGTAAAAAATATAAAGACGCTGACGAACTTCAATCTAATTTGAAAAAGTTCTGGCAAAGTGTTTCTAGAGAAGAACGTGATAAATACTATAAAGACGCAGAAGAAGTTGATGAATACGAACTAGAAGATAGCGGCTATATCGTTCTTAACGGAAATTGTATTTACAAACTTGAATTAGATAAAGATTTTGACGTGTATGACAACTTTGTTGAAATCACTCAAGTCCAAGATGGTGTCTATGAATTCATAACGCAGTTCTATAACGGCTCGACCTGCCTCAAAGAAATGTTGCAGGAGGGTTTTGATAAATGAAATCTAAAATTAACTGGAGCAATGTAGCTGCTGCTTTTATAATACCAACTTTAGTAGTTGTTGCTGAATGTCTGTTTATTGCTTGGGCACTTCAAATATCCGAATAGGAGATTCAAAATATGGACACTGAAGCCCGTTGTAAAACAGTTGGTGGTCAAATGGGCTATTCGAAATGCTATAAGGACGGAAAGGAAATCTAGATGAAAAAGACTAAACGATCATTCAAGCGTTTTCGCTACTGGTTAATCCAACAGAAGAAGAGACGACATAAGCTAATGCGATCGATGGGACTTATGGACGATCAAGGAAAAAGTTATAAAATGATTACCCCCGACACCCCTATTCATTTTATTAGTGTATCAAAACCGATTTCTAAAGGCCATAGATTGCTCAAGAATAAGGCCGGTGAAGCTTTTGCGTATACCGATCTTGATGAGGCTATTAATATGGCAAAGCTTCATTCAGCGAAGAGCCGTATTTTTAGAGTCTATAATATTATCACAGTTCCATTGTGGGGGGTTGAACAGCGACATGTACCGACAACTTTGCGCTATAGAGACTTGAAGTAAAAGGAGAAGCATGAAAAGACTAATCAATAGAAGCCCGTCAAAGTCATACATAGACAATTCAATAGTCTGCGACAAGTGCCGTAAGCGGATAGAATACAACTATTACTCTGGCTACGGTCACTATTGCAGTGGACGTGTAAAAGATATTTATAGAGCTGCATGTAAAAGACTGCGCTCTGTAAACTCTCTCCAAAATCGTGATGCCCAAATTTTTGGAATGTATGATATTGCCAACGATTTAAATTCTGCGAGCGTAGTGTACAATCCAGAAACCGATAAACGAATAAGAAAGGAAATTGAAATGAAGAAAACTGTAACAGACCTCCCTACTCCAGAAGAGGTCACCCGAATCACTGCAACTTTAGATTTAGCGAGCAAACTAGACGATACTACGATTGCTAAATTAAGCAGCTCCAAAAGCAAAAGCTCCACGCCAAAAATTGGCGAACTGTGCGGCATGGATTTGCTAATCGACCTGTCTAACGCGCCAGATGAGGCAAAATATGAGCTGTATTTTAAGGCGCGCACCATACTCGAGGAAATTATTCCTAAGACCATAGCTGACAAAGACTGATTGCATCCCTCAATACGCTTGTGGTAAACTATATGTAGGCTGTATAGTCTATAGAAAGGGGGCGTAGGATTGCCAAAATGGCAAAACTATGATAGAATATACGATATGAATATATCATCTCGAAGCAGCGATATTGTAAAAATGACACAGATACTACGATACCTGTTGTCTTTTGATGATAATGGGAAAATGAACCGCACTAAGCTAATCAAGCTGTTATGGGCAGCCGATCGCTATCATATGCGACACTATGGGCGTTTGGTATCTGACAGCAACTATGTCGCTATGAAGTTCGGTCCTGTATCTTCTCTCGCTCTCGACATAGCTCAGGTTAAGAATGACTTCGCACTCGATGAAGAAGACATGAAATATATCGGCTATTACCTCTCCGCTGATGAAAAAGATACCATGGCTACGGCTGCCAGCATAAAGAATGACTATGACTACCTGTCGGAAACAGACAAGGAAGCTCTGAAATGGGCGTGGGATACCTTTGGGGATAGAGAGGCTTTCGATATCGCTAATAACGTTAGCCATCTCTACCCTGAATGGGCACAGTTTGAAGACTTCTTTGTTCGTGGCGGCGGTCGCGGTCGTAGAGATATTGACCCTATCAAGTTTTTTGATAACCCAGAACACGGCGACGAGTTCTTTAATCAGGATGCTGATCAGCTAGCAGCAGCCCGCGAGCTTTATATTGACGATAAAAACGCGCTAGCCGCCCTCGGTACACTGTAGATGATAAAAATACCGTCAGACGTCCAATCAGCTTCGTTTCACGCATCACTACGTCAAGGTACGCTGTTTCGGATGCGAGGCGACGAACCATTTCCAAGTAGCAAATACCATGTGTTCATAGTCCTCAATTACGATCCAAACACAGACGAAGCTCTCATTTTAGTAAATGGAACGTCTCAGATAGATAAGCGGCTTAATTTCTACAACAAGTATCACCCAGACCTCAACCCAGAGGACACCACTGTAGTACTCGAAGCGGGTAAATATCCTTTCTTCCCAGAAAAGACCCTTGTAGATTGCAACTCAGTCAAAACGTGCCGCATAAATCCAGAGCATTTTGAAAATGGCAACCTGATAATGATGGACAATAGCCTCAGCGATGACGATATGGAGCGCATAATAAACGGCGTGGTTTGTAGCCGCAGAGTGTCTCAGTTCATAAAATCTAAGGTCAAACCGCAAGATTAGAGCGGTTTTTCTAATTTTCTTAGACAAAATATTCATTTTTATTTGAGAATCTAAAAACCTCATGATATGGTAATTATGTAATAGCTACTAGCGGGAAGGTCCGCAGGAGGCTCGCAGAGAAATCTGGGGGCTTTTTATTTTGGAAAAGAAATTATGAAAGCAAGCGATTTAGGTAAAGACTATCAAGAATCAAGGACAAATATGATCCACACGCACGAGACATGGCGTGTCTTACTCGATATTGCCTATGCCAAGCTGTCTACTGAAAAAGGTTTTAAGTCTCGTGTTCGCGAAGGTAGCTTGAGTTCTCTGATATTAGAACGATCCTCCCGTGTGGTAGCACAGTTACCGACCGGACGTATCCGTTCGCTAAGCAGGCGCGACCAAGGCAAAGCAATGCTGATGGATTTAGTATGGACTAAATATGTTATTCCTAACGCTAAAAGCCAGTGGTCATTCATGACGAAGCTCCGTATGTGGGATTACTACTCCCTTATATACGGTGCTATGCCAGTTCAGTACGATTACCGAGTTGACGAGGATTATGTCGGCCCTGATTTTAGAGTGATAAATCCGACGGAATGCTTCCCGCAGGTTGGCAATACCAGTTTGAATGATTGCGACGCTGTCTATATAGTCACCTACCATAGCAAACGCTATCTGCAAAGCCGTATGAAGTTTAAGGACTGGAATAGAGCCTCTGTCCAGACTATCCTTGATAAAGCAACCGAGAAGCATCAGCCATCGGGCGCCAAGGAAACGGCTACTAACCTGCAACAGGAGCGCGGCGAGGCGGCGACCCTACACCAAGGGCAAATTACTCTGGTTACTCGATATGAGCGTGGCAAGAATGGGCGCTGGATTACGTTCGCGCCAGATTTTGAGAATATTGTCGTTCGAAACATTAAGAACCCGCACGAATCTGGACGTATTCCTGTCGTGTTCAAATATGCTATCCCGCTTATTGACTCTCTGTGGGGTATGGGTGATGTTGAACGTGGCGCTTCATTACAGCGAGCAATCGACACGACCGTAAACCTAAATCTCGACTTCTCCAAGTTCAAGATATTCCCGCCAATGTGGTATAAGGGTGATGCTGTTGATCCATCTCTAATGCGTTATGAGCCAGGTGGCAAAATCCGTACTGCTAATGGACAATCTGACTTTGGCTTCGTCAATCCAGGCGCCAGCCCATCAAATGAGTTCCAAGCGACCTATCAGTTCCTGAAGGGTGCGTTGCTCAATCAAAACGGTACGACTGATACCACGATATCCGCAAGCGACGGTCTGCCGGGCTTTGGTCGAACACCAGAAGCCTTGAGCAAACTTGAAAAGCGCGAAAACGCCCGCGATCAGTGGGATAGAAATATGTTTGAGGAGGCTTATGAAGAGCTGGTCGATGGCATGATAAACCTAATTGGTACCAAACAATCTGTTCCGATAAAGTTTCATGTCTTTGACGACGAGATCCTGGATATCATCAAGTCTGGACACAAGGATCTGTTAGACATCTTCGATTCAGCCAAGAGCTACCGAATAGGTACCGACCCAGAGACTGGCGAAAACGGTATGGTTGAGTACATCAACGCCCACGGTACAGCCGAAATGAAGATTGACCATACCAAGCTGTCCGGTAAGTGGATGTATCGAATAGATGCTGGCACGACCGCTGCTAACGATCAGAAAGATGAGTATGAGCGCGTCTATAATCTCGTTGAGCTGCTGTCATCTCAGGCTGGTGCATGGCTAATGGACGGCGCACAAGAAGACGGGCGCAAGGTCAACAGAACAGAGCTACTTGACCAGCTTATCGCAGCTAGTGGCATCAAGAACAAGGATAAAATCTTTGACCCGTACACTCAGGAAAATGATAAGACGAAGCCATTTACTCCAGAGATGCTCAATGATCCTCAAATAGTAAGCATGTTACAGCAACAGATTCAAGGGCAGCCTGAAGAACAGTCGCAAGTGCCGCAGGATATGCAGCAAAATCAAGAAGTCCAACAACTTCAGCCGATGGAGGCGGCGTAATATGGAGAACATTTTAGACAGCGATATCAATTCCTTGCCACTTACACCAGTGGCTGAGGAGCTAAGCCTAGAGGCAAAAGTAGCAGAAGCCCGCCAGCGTGCCGAGGTAGCCGACATTGCTTCAATCCCGGGCTGGCCGCGCATCAAGGAGCAAATGAAGCAGGACGCATTAAATCTGAGGCTCCACAGAGATCTAGAGTTTGGTCCTAATGATTCTGATGAAAAAGTCGGCAAGGAGGTGCGCTCTAGGCTGCTGATGGCGCAGTGGATCGAGAAGTATATCGAGAGAATTGAGGGTGCAGTATTAGCTGTCGAAGTAATGACCAAGGAGGCTGAAGATGAACAGTAATCCTAACCCGTATGAGCCGTCAAACACGGAGTCAGAACTAATCGAAAAACCGCATTATGCCGAACTGGATATGAGTAGCATCGCGCCGCAACACAAACCAGACAGTGAATGGCGACAAAACGGCACAAGCCTAAGGTGCATAAGTTGCCAGAATGAACACGGTATATTTTTGCCGCCAGGGACTTTCTACACTGGCAAAACTGACGAGAAAGGACTGCCTATCGTTGAGAAGAGGTTTTGAGGTAGGTTGCGTTTCCGGCTGGTCTTTTACCACCCTACTAGCCGGAAACGGAGCGTATCTCCCGCCGCGGACTGCGTAAGTGTCTTGGCTAAATTAAACGAAAGGATGTAGCATGTCTAC